AGAATGGGGATGTTATTATAGACCCTGCTACAGGAAGACCGAAGCCTAATTATATTGTTGCTCCTCATAAATTACGTGAGTGGAATATGTTATTTCAAACTGCTACGTTTATTGATGAGGCTACTGACGAAGATGTGCCTATGGATAAAGCTAAGTTTTTCAGTGAGCTTGGTAGGAGCACAAGTCCGTTGGATGTGGATAATATAATTCCATTGCCAGAGATTGCTAATGTGGCACTTGAGGAGCTTACTGGAAGAGATAGGTATTTTGATAGAGATATAGTTGATCCTGATTTACAGGAGTTACCTCCAGAAGAGCAGTATAGCAAGTATACATCTAAAACAGCTAGGAACTTAGCTGGTGCTATTGATGATGTATTGCCTGATGGGTTACCAGTACCTGAGTTTTTTGAAGAATTGGTTACTAGTCCTCAGAGGTTAGAACATTTATATGAGAACATATTTGGCACTATTGGTAGGGAATCGTTAAACATGACTGACAAGGGCATAGACGTTTTCAGACATCTTAGGGGTATAGAGCCTAGGCCAATGCAGCAGCATGTGAAGGAGTTTAGGCAAAACATGACTCCTACTGAACGAAAAGAGTTTATAGCTTCTTTATCTGAAGAGGATTATGCTGAATTTCGGAAGGAAATGAAAGAAGCTGAATCAACCACTCCTATTTATGATGCTTTAAAACGATCTTATTATCCACAAAGAGGTGGTGGTTTAAGGGAATTGGCTAGGTCTGAGACTCAAAAGGGTTTTCCTGATATAGATCAGGATGCCACGTATAAGGCAGGCAAGCAGGCAGCTAAGGACAGACAAGCTATTAAATTCAAACAGGACAAAGATGATGATGAGTTATCTTTATTTGTCTCTAAGGGTAGGGGTAATGGAATGACTCCTAAAGAATGGATAGAAAGCCGTTCTGCTAACTGGGCTCTTTACAGGCATGATATTGATCGCCTTTCAGAGGAATATCCAGGTTCTATTTATGCACAGCCTAAAGAGGCTAGAGAGGCTTATTATCAGTCTATAAATACAATAGCTGGTAATGTTGCTGATATGCGAGATGCTGCTGATGTTGCTCTTGCTGGTTATTATGCTATCGAGCCACCTAGTGATGATCCTACTAATGTTGAATGGGGTAAGTATTTCACGGCTTTAGATGAGTATGTTGATGCTCTTAGGGTTTCTTCTGAGGCAAAGGGTGATGAGGTTTATACTAATTTCATGAGACGAAGAGAAGCTAATGATTCCGACACTGTTAAGAGTTATTATCAGGCAAGGAGATTAATGTCTACTTATTGGAATGTTGGTAGAGATGTTATGGAGTTGTATCCTGGGTTACAACAAGGTGCTGATCGATTTCAGTCTATGTGGGATGAGTATTTGAATGCAGATAGTATAACTAAGTCTAGACTCAGGGAGGCTAATCGTTACATCAAAACTATGGTTAATAGGCGTAATGTTATGAGGAGAAACATGATTATACAGGATGCTTTAGCTAATGATGGCAAGGCTATTCTTGAAACTACGTTGATTTTTTGGCATGGTGAGGATTATTATAGAAGTCCTATAACTAGAGAAGGTAGGGCTTATTATTCTAAGATGTATGAATAAATTTATTGTATAATAGTAATAGCAAATTATAAAAGTAGAGGTACATAATGGTAAATAAGGCAGAACAACCAGAACAACAACCTATAGAAAATCCTATTAATACTACTGTGGATGTCACTGATCAGTTTAATGATGTGGATACACCACCTGATGGTAGTAATAGTGTGTCTGAGGCAGATGCATCGCCATCTACCGAGCCAGACACTGCTTCTACATCAGAAGGTACTGAACAGCCTTCTGTTGAGCCACCTCCCCCTGCTGCTGAGGCTCCTGTAATGCCACCGCCAACTGATGATTTGGAAAAGCGTATACAGGAAATTGAGCAACAAAATACACAGTATAGAGCTCAACAGCAGCAATCAGAGTTGATACAGCAGAAAGAAACATATAGAACTCAACTAGAGGGTGCTGGCTATTTGCCAGAACAGGCAACTCAATTAGCTGAAGATTGGTCTGCTACCCAGAGTAATATATCTAAAATTCAGCAAGACAGTCTGCAAAGGGAAAGATTCGTACAGGGTCAAGCCAATGCAGCAGAACATTTTGCTAAAACATATAGTCTGCAATTAGCAGACTTATCTGAGTTGCGTAAACACACCACTCCTGAAAGCATGGAAGAAGCTGCGAAACGCATCAAGTCTGATAGAGACAAGGATGCAGAATTAACTAGGCTGAGGGCACAGTTGGTTCCTTCGCAGGACTTTGATGACAGTCAAAGTACGCCTGCTGCTTCTAATGATGAGGATAGGTGGCTTGAAAAGTACAATCAAGGTGATCGTTCTGAACAAGCATCAGCGGCAGCACGAAGGGCTGCTGGTTTAGGTTGATATAAATAATTTAAATAATAACAAGCGAGGTAAATCATGGCTCAGACAGCCACAACGGGTAGTTTAGAAAATGCCCAGAAAACAATAATCGCTGCTGCTCGGTATACTGAGGAGCACAACGCACCAGCTATGGCTCTTACACAGAAGTTTAATCTTCCAAAGGGTAATAAGCAGGTAACCGTTCCTAAAGTTGGACAGATGACAATGTCTGATTTGGTTGACGGACAAGATATCATTGATGAAGAAGATATCGGAATGTCTACTGTTGACTTAACAGCAGCAGAAGTTGGAGCTAAAGTAGTATTGACTGACAAGTTAGTACGACAAAACGGAACTACTGATGTTTTCACTATGATAGGAAAACAGCTTGGTGATGGTATGGCTCGAAAGAAGGACAAAGATGTTCTTGCTTTATATACAAACTTAAATGGTGGTACTAAATTAGGTGCTGCTACTAAGTATATGAAGGCTTCTAACGTACAAGGTATTATCGCTTATGCGAAAGCTAATAACTTTGGATCGCAGATATACATATTGCATCATCCAAACGCAGTAGCTTACCTTTCTAAAGAAGCTGCTACGGTAGCTTCTAGTCCATCAGCTATACCTGAAGGTTGGTCAGAAGATTTGCTCAAGAGTTTCTGGAGTGGATTGCGACCAATGAACAACGTAGCTATCTTTGAAGATGGAAACATAACAGAAGATAGTTCTGGTGATGGTATTGGTGTGATAGCTGACAAGTCAGCATTGGCAACTTTAACTAGCGTAGAGACTAGAACTGAACGTCAAAGAGATGCATCACTTCGGGCAACCGAAGTAGTTTTAACGGCAGATTATGGAGTTTTTGAATTAGATGACTCCAGAGGTGCTGGTGTTACTTTTGATGTAACAGCTTTGGCAAGTAACAACTAAACTTAGGCAGGGGTAAATCATGTCAACAAACATAACTGAACGAAACAAGTTAAAAGAAGAATTAGCTGGTTTAGGTTATTCTTTAAAATACATAGACGAATGGACTCCTAAAACTAGATTGTATAGGCATAAGGCTTCATATAATGTAGAAGGTGAGATCATGGATGAAGTAGGTACTTACATGGATAATGTACCTGGTAATCCTGACTATGTGCAAAAGAAGGCTAGGATAGGTTTGTTTACATGGAAACCTGGGCCTGATTGTAGTTGTAGATGGTGTGCTGAATCTTTTAAGAAGCTAGCCGAGAAGCCAGACATGGTTACTGAGGCTTGTAACTTATGTGATTACGTTGGTGAGGCTAAGACAGCCTTTGGTTTAGCACCAAAGATGAAGTCACACAGACGCAAGGTACACGAAACACAGTAGTTTAATAGGGTTCTGGAAGGTGTAAAGATAGACCGAGCCTTCCAGAGTCCTTTAAAAACAACATCGGTTTATCGCAGGGCTTTGAACCTGCTTAAATAAATAACCTTGAAGGAGGTTTGAAATGGCATTTCCATTAACAATAAATTTGTCTTATGGACAAGAAAAAGTAGAGACTTCTGAGCAAAAACAGAAGCTAGGTACAAGAGCAACTACCCCAGATGGTAGAGTGTTTTATTATGCTGAAAATAGCGGTACAGCTATTACTCATGGTGGTTACTTAGTAGATGGTATTGCTGCAGTTGCAGCTCACGACATGGATGTAGCAGCCGCTGCTACGTCAGCAGGGAATACTACGTTTACTAGTGGCACTTCTCTTACTACTACTAAAGACCAGTATAAAGATGGATATCTTTATTTTAACGATGGCCCAGGACAAGGCGAAACTTACAAAGTTAAGTCTAATACTGCGGTATCTGGTGCAACTGGCTTATCAATTACTATTGATGAACCAGATGGACTCAGAACAGCGTTAACCACATCTTCTTTGTTTGGATTGATGTACAGTCCTTACAAAGACATCAAGATCATTGATGGTGATGGAACTATGACTACTGGAGTTGTTGGTGTAACTGTTATACCTGTAACAGCAGATTATTTCTGTTGGGTACAGACAGCAGGGCCATGTTCTGTAAGATTAGGGGCACAGGTAGGTGTTGTTGGTGACGCAATAACATGGTCACAGGCAAGCGGTGAAGATGGAGAAGCAGAAAGAACTGATTACTCCGATGAAGCAGACATTGTTAACATTGGTACTGCAATGGGTATACCTGCGGTAGACTCAGACAACCAATGGTGTATGTTAAACATTAGGCAGTAAGAAAATGGTTGAACTATGGACGCCTCAAGGCTCTACTTATATTGGCGAAGAACTCGTTGGTTATAATGGCGAGACTTCTGCGTCCATAGTTATCCACACGTTCCAGTTTTATGATCCTGTGACAGACAGAAGGCAAATGGTTAAAATACCTGCTGACCCTGAAGTGTCCAGGGATCATGTGGAGGATATGGCAGCTCAAGCATTGGAGAATTTTCTTCTGGAATGTAAGGGTTTTAATGATACGAAGAAACCTACAGAGGATCAAAGAAAAGAAATAGGCAGACAGATAGAGGAGTTTAGGGTTTATAATTCTAAGCGAAAAGAGAGTACGAATAACAGGATATATTATAGAGGTACATAATGGTCGCAAATAATACTGAAATTAATATTACACAAAATGATTATGCTGAATTACTTAGAGTAAAGATAGCTATTATTGTTAACTTAGAACTCCAGGTATCAGCTTTAAAACGAACTGTAATAGAATTGCAGGAGTCAAATAATGCCGATACAAGCAAGGACAAGAAAACAACTTAGGCAATCTATAGGATATAGGTTAGGTGCTCTTGAAACAGGCACTACTTACGATGCGGGATCTACGACCACGTTAATATCACTGACGTTTGTTGGTGGAGATGACAACTATAATGGTAATTGGGTTACAGTTTTTGACACAAGTAACTCTGATAATGCTGAAACTAGAATTGCAAGTGACTACACAGCATCTGCTTATAGAATAACTTTACAACAGGCTTTATCGTTCTCTACTGTTGCTGGTGATACTTTTGAGATATGGAGTAAGGGGTATAATCCAGAAATTATTGATGAGTTTATTAATCAGGCAATTATAGAGGCAACAGGGTTAGTTTATGACCCTATAGAGAATTTAGGTTTACATGCTGATGGATCAAGCCTTAGATACGATATACCTTCTAACATATCAATGGTAAACAATGTTTATTACAGGAGTGCAGTTTCTTTTACTTTACTTCATAGTTGTAATGAGGTATTTGACGAGACTGTAGATTCGGATTTTA